AGAGACAGCCCTATCTCTTACCCCCCTATAATCCCCCCTTAATCTCCCCCGAAAAGAAAGAGAGAGGGCGCGCTCTGTCGGTGGCGGTGGGGGGCATTTGTAGACTCTACTTAGGCGAGAGGTGGTGAGCCCGTTGTGGCAAAAGGCAAATATCAGCGGTGGCTGGAGCCGGACGGGCTCCTGCTGCTGGAGGGCTGGGCCCGGGATGGGCTGACAGACGAGCAGCTTGCCGAAAAAATGGGAATAAACCCCGCAACCTTGTACGACTGGAAGAATAAGCATCCCGAGATTTCCGAGGCCCTAAAAAAGGGCAAGGAAATCGTGGATATCCAGGTGGAAAACGCGCTCCTGAAACGGGCCTTGGGCTATGAGTACATGGAGGAGCGGGTGGAGATCAGCGAAAAGGACGGGCGGAAGGTCATACAGACCGTGAAGCAGGTCATACCAGACACGGCGGCGCAGATTTTCTGGCTGAAAAACAGGCGGCCGGACAGGTGGAGGGACAAGCCCCAGGAGAAGGCGGAGACTGTGGCCCAGGCTGATGAAATGACCCTGTCCGACAAGCTGGCGGCCATCAGAGAGGCGGCGAGGACGATTGACAACTGACGAGCTGGCCCGGCTGGCCGTCTGGTACAACCGGCTCAGGGACACCAACAATGACACCTTTATGCCGCTGTTTGCCTGTGAGAGCCGCTATCTGGTGCTAAAGGGCGGGGGCGGTTCCGGGAAGTCCATCTTCGCAGGGCGCAAGGTGCTGGAGCGGTGCGTCTCCGAGCCGGGGCACCGGTTCTTGGTATGCCGCAAGGTGGCCAAGACCCTGCGGGAGAGCTGCTTTGCTCAGCTCCGGGGGCAGCTTGCCGAGCACTACCCGGACTGCGGGGCCGTGGTCAACCGGGGAGAGCTGCGCATTGTGTTCCCAAACGGCTCCGAGATACTTTTTGCCGGATTGGACGACGTGGAAAAGCTCAAATCCATCTACGACATCACCGGGATATGGATTGAGGAGGCGTCGGAGCTGCTGGAGGCCGACTTTAACCAGCTCGACATCCGCCTGCGGACACAGTGTCCCTACTACCTCCAGATGATCCTCACCTTCAACCCCATCTCCATTACCCACTGGCTCAAGGGGCGGTTCTTTGACCGGAGCGACCCCCGGGCCACGGTGCACGAGTCCACATACAGGGACAACCGCTTTCTCACCCAGGAGGCGGTGCGGACGCTGGAGGCGTTCCGCGACACAGACGAGTATTATTACATGGTCTACTGCCTGGGCCAGTGGGGCGTCACCGGCAAGACCGTATTCGACGCAAAGGCCGTGACCGCCCGGCTGCTGGAGCACATCCAGCCGGTGCGGGTGGGGTATTTTGCGTATGGCTACGACGGACGGACGGTATCCGGGATCCGGTGGGTGGACGATCCGGGGGGCTTTATCAAGGTCTACCGGGCGCCGGAGGCGGGCGTGCCCTATGTGGTCGGCGGAGACACCGCCGGGGACGGCTCGGACAGCTTTGTGGCCCAGGTGCTGGACAACCGCACCGGGGAGCAGGTGGCCGTCCTCCGCCACCAGACCGACGAGGATTTGTACTCCATGCAGGTGTATTGCCTGGGCATGTGGTACAACACCGCGCTGGTGGGCGTGGAGGCCAACTGGAGCACCTATCCCATCCTGACGCTGGAGCGCCTGGGCTATCCCAACCAGTACGTCCGGGAGGTGGTGGACGACTACACCCACGGCATCAAACGGGCGTTTGGCTTCTGGACATCGACAAAGACGCGGCCCGTCATCCTCTCCGAGCTGATCCGGGCCGTGCGGGAGGACATTACCATCGTGTCCGACGAGACCACGTTGCAGGAGATGCTCACCTTTGTGCGGGGCGAGGACTACAAGCCAAGGGCCGAGGAGGGCGCGCACGACGACTGCGTTATGGCCCTGGCAATTGCCCACCACATCCGCCCGCAGCAGAGATACACCGTGGAGGCCGGCCGGAAGGCTGGCGGCGCGGTGTGGGACGACTCCATGTGGGAGGACTATAACAACGCAGGCCCGGAGGAGCGGGAATACCTGATCAAGAAATGGGGGGAGCCAAAACGATGAAAAAGAGAGACAAAGACCGGCTGCGGCTGTGGCAGGACAGGCTCGGGCGGGCCAACGCGGCATATGAGCCGGAGCTGTCCAAAATGGACGGGCGGGAGGAGCTGTACCAGGGCTGCAACCGCATCCGGCCCATCGTCTGTACCGCCCGGAAGAAGGAGACTCCCCACGTGCGCAACCTGTGCGCCGAGCTGGTGGAGAGCCAGGTGGACAGCAACATTCCCCAGCCCAAGGTCACACCCCGGCGCAGGGAGGACGAGTGGCGGGCCAAGCTCATCGAGGACATGCTACGCAACGAGCTGGACCGGCTGCCCTTTGAGCAGATGAACGACATCATGGAGCGCACCATCCCCATACAGGGCGGCGGGGCCTTCCTGGTGGAGTGGGACAACAGCAAGGCGGGCAGCGCCACCGTGGGAGAGCTGGCCGTCTCCACCCTCCACCCCAAGCAGATCATTCCCCAGGACGGGGTTTATACCGGAGTGGAGGATATGGACTACATCATTCTCAAAATTCCGCAGACCAAGGGGTACATCAAGCGTACCTACGGCGTGGACGTGTCCGAGGAGGCCGAGGAGGAGCCCGACGTCAAGGGCAGCGGCGGCGAGGGCACGGCCGACGACATGGTGACCCAGTATGTGGCCTACTACCGCAACCCGGACGGGGGGATTGGCCTGTTTTCCTGGGTCAACGACACGGCGCTGGAGGACTTGGAGGACTATCAGGCCCGGCGGCTGAGACGGTGCGCCCAGTGCGGCGCGGTGGAGCCACTGGAGGCCGAGCCGGTGGAGGCCACGGCGGACAAGGGGCTGCTGCCCGGCATGACTCCAGACGGGGCGGGCGTGGGGCTGGACGGCACGTCCGCCGGTCGGAGGGGCAAGCGGAAGGTCTGCCCCTATTGCGGTGGCGACAAGTGGGAGGAGGCCAAGGAGGAGTATGAGGAGGTATACGTCCCCATACCCCGCAGCGACGGCACCGAGATTCCGGGGGCGCGGCCGGTGGAGGTTGTCACCGATACAGTGGACGAGCTGGGCCTGCCCGTGGTGGCGGTAGTGCAGGAGCCGACCCGGATTCCCTTCTACAAGCCGGACATCTACCCGGTCATCCTCCAAAAAAATGTGAGCGTGTACGGCAGGTTCTTGGGGGACAGCGACCTGGACAAAATCGCCGACCAACAGAACACCACCAACCGCATCGAGGCCAAGATCATCGACAAGCTCACCAAGTCGGGCAGCTACATCAGCCTTCCCAACGACGCGAAAATCCGCTACGACGAGGAGGACATGAAGAAGATTTATCTCTCCAGCCCGGCGGACAAGTCGTATCTGGACGTGTACGACCTCCAGGGGGATATCGAGCAGGACATGGCCTATCTGGCGCAGATCTACGAGGAGGCGCGGCAGGTCATCGGTATCACCGACTCCTTCCAGGGCCGCAAGGACACCACGGCCACCAGCGGGACGGCCAAGGAGTTCTCCGCCGCTCAAGCCGCCGGACGGCTGGAGTCAAAACGGGTCATGAAGGACGCGGCCTACGCGGCGCTCTTTGAGGCCATGTTCAAATTCAAATTAGCCTACGCCGACGAGCCGCGGCCGGTGGTCTCCCACGACATCGAGGGCCGGGCCGAGTACCGGCAGTTTAACCGCTACGACTTCCTCGAGCAAGACGAGACGGGGGAGTGGCGGTGGATTGACGACTTCTTGTTCTCCTGCGACACCTCCGCGCCCCTGGCCAACAACCGGGAGGCCATGTGGCAGGAGACGCGGATGAACCTCCAGACCGGGGCCTTTGGCGACCCGACCAACCTTAAGACACTAATCCTCTTTTGGACGAAGATGGAGCTGTTGCACTATCCGGGCGCGGGCGACACAAAGACCTATCTGGAGCAGGAGTACCAGCAGCAGCAGGCCATGATGCAGCAGCAGATGGCAATGCAACAACAGCAGATGCAGATGCAGGCGGTGCAGGACACCGTATCCAGGGCGCGGGAGGATGCGGCCAGGGATGCGCAATCCATAGGCCCGCGGGCGGCCATAAGGGCCGCCCCTACGGGACAGCCCGGCCCCTAAATGGGGCCCCCGCGCGAGCCCAGCAAGAAGCGCGGAGCCGTCGTGAGCAGCGGCACAGTGAGCCGCGCAGACCGGAAAACAGGACGGGCGGAGCCCGGCGGCATTTCCGGCGGAGCGGGGAACAGTGGCCGCGTCGTGAACAGGCGCAGCGTGACAGGAAGCGCGTAGCGTGACAAAAGCGGGGCGTGTGGGGAACATAGTTTGCGACGACGAGCGCACGCCAACAGCGAAGAAATGGCAAATCCAGGAGAAAGGAGGTGCGCAGTATGGCGAACGGATACATCGGAAAGGTCAGCCACAGCGGTGTGCAGAAGGTCACCGCCCCCAACCCCGCCACGGGCAAGAAGGGGAACGGCACCGTTAAGAAGGGCAACGACCTGAGAACGGGCAAGTGAGAAGCGCGGAGCCGTCGTGAGCAGCGGCACAGTGAGCCGCGCAGACCGGAAAACAGGACGGGCGGAGCCCGGCGGCATTTCCGGCGGAGCGGGGAACAGTGACTGCGTCGCGAACAGGCGCAGCGTGACAAGAAGCGCGGAGCGCCCGGGAGCAGGGCAACAGCGAGACCCGCAGGCGAAAAAGCAGTTGCACCGCAGGTGCAAGGTGTTTTTCGCGGAGGGGCGAGCAGTTGCCCGTCGCGGAGGGCGCGCAGCGTGACAGGCCAAACGTGAAAGGAGAACACAAACATGGAAATCAACTACGGCGCGGTGTTTGATGTAGAGGTGCCGGAGACTACCACAGGCGCAGAAGAGACGGAGGCCGCCGAACCGTCGGAAAATGACACCACTACAGCCGCCGCACAAGGCGCAGAAGAGCAGGAGGCCGCCGCCCCTGCCGTAGAGGAAACGGAAGAGTGCGAACAGCCTCAGACGGAGGTGCCGGAGCAGGAACCCAAAACCGACCGCGACGCACAGTTTGCCGCCGCCCGCCGCAAGGCGGAGGCGGAGCGGGACGCCGCCATTGCCAGGGCCAAAGAGGACGCCCAGAAGCAGGTGGATGAGTTTTTCAAGAACTCGGGGCTGATGAACCCGTACACCGGGCATCCCATCACCACAAGAGCGGAGTATGAGGCATACCGGGAGCGCTTCGAGGCCGACCAGAAGGCCAAGCTCATGGAGAAGGCGGGCATCACCCAGGAGGAGTTCCAGGCGTTTGTCCAGGGGCTTCCGGAAGTTCGGGCAGCCCGGCAGGCCAAGGCCGAGGCGGAGGCCGCCGCAAGGCAGGCCAGAGAGCAGGAGGCAAAGGCAAGGGTGGACGAGCAGCTCCGGCAGATCCAGGCCATCGACCCCACAGTCAAGGAGCTGGGCGATCTGGCGAAGCTGGACACCTATCCCAAGCTGTACGACATGGTCAAGCGGGGTTATTCCATCCTGGACGCCTACCGTCTGGCGAACTATGAAACTCTGACCCAGCGGGCCGCGGAGGCCGGCCGGAAGGCGGCCATCAACTCCGTTCAGAGCAAGCAGCACCTGAACGCCACAGAGAGCCGCGGCGGCGGGGCGATCCCCGTCCCAGACAGCGTCCTTGAGGAGTACCGGGTGCTGAATCCCGGCGCGACCAAAGAGGAGATCCAGAAGCACTATCAAAGCTACATGAAGAACAGCCGAAAGGAGCAATAAAATGGCTTTTTTGATTCAGCAGGTAGACGGGGGCAGAATCCCCGGCATCGAGTACCTGCCCGCGGGGGCCATTACCCCTAAAGTGGGTATGGCCCTGACACAGACAGGGGGCAATCTGGCGGTTGCCAGCGGCACCACCACCCCCACCTATATCAGCATGGTTGAAATGGACAAGGCGTGTACCGCGGGAGACATCATCCCTGTGCTGCGGGTGCTGCCCGACATGATGTTTGAGACTACCTTCCAGGCCGCCGCATCGGCCATCAAGCTGGGCGACAAGGTGACGCTGCACACCGACGGCCTCCAGGTCACCGCCACCAAGACGAATGGCGTGGCCGAGGTGGTAGGCATGGACGGCACCGCCGCAGGCGACCGGGTGCGCGTCCGGTTCCCCGCCGTAGTCAACATCACGCAGAGCGGCGGCTGATAAAACAAAATCATTCAGAAAGGAGAGAGAGCGGACGAGCCGCACCCTGAACCGGGGCAAAGCCCAACGAAGTGGGTTTGCACCGGAGAGGAGGAGCGACAAAACGAGTGAGCTTTCCCGCTTGCGGAAAAGCGAATGATGTGAAGTCCGCGACGACGAAATGGCAGGTATTACATTCACTGAGGGCTCCGGCCTCCAGGACAGCATTTTTGGCAAGTCCCAGGCCCCGATCCGCATGTTCCTGGAGAAGCGGGGCGAGGCGTTCGAGCAGCAGAGCATGCTCAAGGAGCTGTTCAATATGGAGAGCTCCAACAAGTGGGCCGAGAAGATGGGCACCATGACCGCCATGGAGGGCTTCCAGCCCGTGGGCGAGAACGGCACCTATCCTCTGGACAGCATGCAGGAGGGCTTCGACAAGACCCTGGAGCACATGACCTGGAAGGACTCCTTCTCCATGTCCCAGGAGATTGTGGAGGACGCAAAGCTGATGGACCTGCGCAAGCGGCCCGCCCAGTTCATCGCCGGGTATTACCGCACCCGGGAGAAGTTCGGCGCTGCCCTGTACGGCGCGGCCATCACGGGCAAGACTTCCGTCAGCTTCCACGGCCGCACCTTTGACGCCAAGGGCGCGGACGGCAAGGCCCTGTTCGACAAGGCCCACCCCTCTGCCCTGGAGCGCAACAAGGGTACCCAGTCCAACCAGTTTGCGGACGCCTTCTCCAACGACGCCCTGGGCGCTATGGAGACGGCCATGCAGGACTTCCGGGGAGACAACGGCGAGATTCTGGACGTGGCCCCCGACACCATCCTGATTCCCAACAACTACAAGCTCAAGAAAGACGTGTTCGCCGCCATCGGCGCGGACAAGGACCCCACCACCTCCAACAACGGCTTTAACTATCAGTATGGCCGGTGGTCGGTGATCATCTGGCCCTACCTCAACCAGTTCATTACCGCCGATACGTCCCCCTGGGTGCTGCTGGACAGCCGGTACAACGAGCAATACGGTGGTGCCATGTGGTTTGACCGCGTGCAGCTTAACGTGCGCAGTGAGATTGACCCAGGCAACGACGCCAACGTGTGGAAGGGCCGCGCCCGGTTCACCGCGGGCTTCAACGATTGGCGCTTCGCCGCGGTAGGCGGCGTAAGCGGCGGCACTCAGCTTATCAGCGGCTGACAGCACAAAGGCCGGGCGGCGGGTTTGCCGCCGCCCGGTTTTCAGATAGGAGGGATAGCATGACTGTAGCTCAGGTGATACAGGCGGTGGACGAGGTAAAGCCGAACGCCTTTTCCAATGAGGAAAAGACCCGGTGGCTCAATGAGGTGGAGGGAATGGTGCAGACGGAGGTGCTTCTGTTTGCCAGCGAGGAGGTCATCACCTACTCCTACGAGCAGGACAAGGACGTGGAGCTCCTGGTAAAGCCGCCCCACGACAAGCTCTATCCGGCCTATCTGGAGGCCCGTGTGGACTACGCCAACGGGGAGTATGAAAAGTACCAGAACACGATGCAGATGTTCAACGCCTTTTTCGGCGAGTTTATCCGGTGGTTCGCCCTGACCTACAGCCCGGCGGACACCCACGGGGAGGTCTACTATGGAGTGTAACGAACAGGGAAAGCGCTGGCGCGGCTACTATATCACAGCCTACGGAATCTCCGTTAAGCATGGATTCAAGGGCACGGAGGCGGAGTGGCTGGAGACGTTGAAGGGCGACAAGGTGCAGCTCCGCTACAACGAGGACACCAAGACTCTGGAATGGAAATATGAGGACGCGGACGAATGGCTCGAACTCATGGATATCAATGCGCTCCAGGGAGAGGTCGTCACAGAGGTGCTTGAACAGGCTACCGCCGCAAAGGAGGCGGCAGAAACAGCACAGGCGGGTGCGGAAGCGGCGCAGGAAGCCGCCGAGTCGGCCCGGACGGGTGCGGAAACCGCCGCGGCCTCTGCGGCGGAGCAGGCGGCAGCCGCCGGAAAGAGCGCCGCGGCTGCGGCGCAGGATGCGCAGAATGCCGCAGCCGCGAAGGCGGGAGCGGAGAGCGCGAGAGACGCCGCAGAGGCAGCAAAGAGCGAAGCGCAGGAATCGGCGGCTTCTGCCCAGGAGAGCGCCGCCACGGCGCGGCAGGAAGCAGGGAAGGCCGTGGACAGCGCCGCGGCGGCGGCGGGCAGCGCAGAAGATGCGGCGAAAAGCGCGGAGGCAGCGGAAGCTACTCAAAAGGCGGTATCGGATTCGGCCACAGCGGCAGAGGCCGCGCGCAAGGCGGCAGAGGCGGCCGCGGCCCAGGCGGCCGGAGATGCGGATGCCGCAGAGGAAAGCGCATCGGCCGCAGCGGGCAGCGCCTCCACGGCGTCCCAAAAAGCGGAAGATGCGGGCGCGAGCGCGGCAGCGGCGGAGGGAAGTGCATCCCAGGCTTCCGAAAGCGCGACCCAGGCAGGCAAGAGCGCAGAGGGGGCGGCGGCCTCCAGAGACGCTGCGGTTATGGCCCAGGAGAAGGCGGAGACTGCACGGACGGCGGCGGAATCCGCAAAGACAGCCGCAGAGGCGGCGGGAGATTCCGCGGTCACGGCTTCGGAGACGGCGGTGAGTGCGAAGGAAACCGCAGTCAGCGCCAAGAACGGCGCAGAGGCGGCGGCTGGAAATGCAAGTGATTCCGCCGGAGAGGCTGCGGCCAGCGCGGAGCTGGCCGGGCAAAAGGCTGCCGCGGCGGAGAAGAGCGCGGAAGCGGCTGCCGCCAGCGCCGCATCCATCGGTCAAGCGGAGGAAAACGCCGCGGCATCCGCCACGGAGGCGGAGAGCTGGGCGGTGGGCGGCACCGGAACGCGGGAAGGGGAGGACACCAACAACGCCAAATACTGGTCTGCACGGGCACAGGATGCGGCGGGCGGCGGTGTGACCTCCTTCAACAACCGGACAGGAGCGGTGAGACCCGTCAAGGGGGACTACACCGCAGACCTAGTGACGTTCACCGATGGGGAAACCTTTCAGGAAAAGTACGATTCTGGAGAGCTGACAGGCCCCGCCGGAGCAGACGGCGCGCCAGGTTCCCCCGGCCCAGCCGGGGCACCGGGCGAACAGGGCCCTCCGGGTAAGGACGGGGCGCAGGGGCCTGCTGGCCCGGCTGGTCCCACGGGCCCCCAGGGGCCAAAAGGTGATCCCGGAGAGGCCGGGGCGGATGGAGCACAAGGCCCACAGGGCCCGGAAGGGCCTGCTGGGCGGACCGGCCCGAAGGGGGACCCTGGACAAGATGGGCCCGCTGGCCCGGCCGGAGCAGATGGGGCACCCGGTAAGGATGCAACAATAAACGGTGTAAACGCTCTGACCATTCAGGGCGGCACACGGGTGAAAGCGACTCAACAGGGAAACACTCTGACATTGGATACACCGGACGCCGTCACTGTTTCCGGCGGCGGCACGATGCAGATGGGGGAGAGCCTGGGCGAAGGGCCGTACACCATCGAAGTAACCGAAGACGGAGAGGGCGGCGACCTCTCCGCCGAACAGGTGGGCTACAGCAACACGGGCAGCGGCCTGGAGGCTACAAACGTGCAGGGGGCTATCGACGAGCTGGCGGGCAGAGGTAGCAGCGGTGTGATCACCTTCAACGGACGATCTGGTGCAGTTGTCCCCCAGGAGGGGGATTACACGGCTAATATGGTTGGTGCTTTACCAAACAGTACAAAGCTGGCAGACCTACCAGCAGATGAAAGCCACAGAACAGTAAGCGATACAGAAAAAAGCGCTTGGAACAGCAAAGGAGATCCGGCCAAGAGTACCACAATTACTTTGCTGTCTAGCGGGTGGACGCAAGGTGGGAACGGAAGGTACAGCCAGACGGTTTCCTGCTCCATTGTGGCGGCAGACACAGCGGTAGTGAGTGTAGACGTAGCGCTGAGTGGTACAGATTTGGACGCGGACGCAGAGGCGCTGAACGCCTGGATGGGGCCATCAGCGCAGAACGCCGTGCAGGGAGCTGGGACACTGACCTTTTACGCGGCAGAGGCCCCGGCCGTCAACATCCCGGTCAATGTGGGGGTGGGATGATGGTGTTCTTGCATAGGGGCGGCCCAACTGGGGATATGGGGATCTCTGCTGGTGATTTGGAGATAGGACAGGTAGTACATCTAAATGAAAGCGGGGTCCCGATTGACTATCTGGTAGTACATCAGGGCATACCGTCCAATCTATATGATGCATCGTGTGAGGGGACATGGTTGCTACGGAAGGACATCCGTGAGATGGGACCGTTTAACTCTGGTGGAGGAAATGCGCTTCCTGGTTCCAGCATTTTGAGCACTATGTCTGGATATATGAAGGACTACGATTTGCCAGTTCAAGCAGCCATTAAAACTGTGAAAGTGCCGTATTGTGTTTGGAATGGTTCTGCTACAGTTAACAGCGGAGAAAACGGTCTGCAATGCCGAGTATTTCCAATAAGCGGATATGAAATTGGATTAAATAACAGCCTGTCCTCATACCTCCCAATAGATGGAGCAAAACTATCTTACTTTATTGATAGTGATGGCGCTGATGCTAGGAGCAAAAGAATTGCGAAATTCAACATGACGAATGGGCTTTACTGGACACGTTCTCCATCAAATGCGAATAATGTTGGTAATTGGTACATCTCCGTTGATGGAAGTTATGGTAATGGCTATTCCTATAATTCCTACGGTATCCGCCCCGCCTTAATCCTCCCTTACGACTTTAAATTCCTAAAATCAGAGGTGTCCTGATGGTATATGTATCGCGCTTTTTTGTTCCTGCTTCAAGCGGTATTTCTGCGGGCGACCTTGAGGTCGGAAAGATTGTGCGGCTCAACGAGAAAGGAACCCCGGTGGACTATCTGGTGGTTAACCAGGGGATACCGGAGGACAGCCCTCTTTATGATGCGTCCTGCGAAGGGACATGGCTATTGAGGAAAGACATTTCTGAAAATCGGATATGGGATTCCGGAGAAGTCAACAACCTGGAGCAATCCGATATCCAGAGCTGGCTAAACGGCACAATGCTTTTGAAGTACGATTCTAACATTAAGTCGGCCCTCAAGCAGGTTAAAATCCCGTATCGGCAGGAAGGCGGAATAGGAGGAACAGACAGCACCGGAGCAAATGGGCTGTCTTGCAAGATTTTTCTGCTGTCCGGCTATGAAGTCGGATGGAGCACCATTACGAGCCCATACTTCCCTGTAGATGGTGCAAAACTGACCTACTTCGAGTCCGGCACAAATTCATTAGCCAACAGCAAACGGGTTGCAAATCGAAATGGTAATGCTGAAAACTGGTGGCTCCGCTCTCCGTACACCAACGATGCCAACTACGTGTGGTATACCCGAACTAACGGTGACAGCAGCATCTGGAGAGCAAACACTGACGCAGGCATCCGCCCCGCTTTGATCCTTCCTTACGACTTCCAATTTACCAAAAAGGAGGTGTCGGCCTGATGGTGTTCTTCATGTCGAGAGGGCTACCCTCCAACAAAACATATGACCCTGTGTTTGCAAACAATGACTGGGCCGCTATCATCGAGGCATGCCACGCCAATGAGGTGCCGGACACCTGGGTATCTGATGGCTCCTGCTACAAGGACATGGACATCGGCGGCAGGACATACCGTATCGACATCATCGGAAAGAACCACGATGATCTGTCAGACGGGACGGGCAAAGCGCCGCTGACCTTCCAGATGCACGACTGCTACGACACCACGTACCAGATGAACCCCAGCAACACCAACGTGGGCGGCTGGCGGGACTGCCAAATGCGGACGCAGACCATGCCCGCGCTGAAAACCATGCTTCCGGCGGAGGTGCAGGCGGGGATAAGAGCAGTTAACAAACTGACCAGCGCAGGGAATCAGAACCCAAGCATTGTGACCACCAGCGATGAATTGTTCCTGCTGTCAGAAATCGAAATTTTCGGCAGCACCACCTACTCCTTCGCTGGAGAGGGCCTCCAGTATGACTACTACAAGGCGGGCAACAGCAAAGTGAAAAATCGCGCCGGCAGCGCGGACTTTTGGTTGGAGCGCTCTTCGTTTTCTCAAAACACCTCCGACTTCTGTGATGTCCACAGGACTGGAAGTGCTTTCTGGCACGGTGCCTATAACCGGCTTTGCGTAGCCTTCAGCTTCTGTTTATGAGGAGGTAACATGTACTTAAAAATCGGCGAAAAGCAATACAGTGTCTCCCGCCGGGTTGTGACAGAGGATACCATCAAATATCTTTCGGTCACGCCTGACCCCGGAGAGGTGACAGGCAAAATCCAGATGTACCGGGATGATGGGTTTCTTTTGTCAGAGGATGATGCAGGGAACTATACCCGGCAGACCTACGCTGGTACGCTGCTGACCCTGACCAACAAGCCAGTCCCAGAGCCAGCCCCCCAACCGTCAGAGCCGAACATGCAGTCACAGTACGCCGCCGCGATGAGTGCCTATGCGGCTACCAGCACAACCATACCGGACGCCTACTCCCTGGACATGCCCGATCTGTTTCCCACCTGGGCGGTGGTACTGGCAGACGGCGAGGAACTGCCTGCGGGACGCATCCTCAACGACGAAGGCCAGCTCTACCGGGTGGTGCAGGCGGTAACTCCTCAAGAGGAGATGCCCCCGCACGACGACGGCATGCTCGCCATCTACCGGCCCATTGACCGTGAGCACGCGGGCACAGTGGACGACCCCATCCCGTGGGTGTACGGCATGGACTGTCATGCGGGCAAGCACTACAGCTACAACGGAAAGGTCTACAAGGTGGCGGAGGGCGGGGACATGATTCCCTGTACGTGGCCGCCTGATACCCCTGATATGTGGCAATGGGTGGAGGTGTAGCACATGGCTATCGTTGTAAATGGCAAAAAAGTTGCCGGGGTGGGCCTGCCTGGCAAGGACGGAGCTCCAGGGGCAGACGGCAAGGATGGTGCACCTGGAAAGTCCGCCTATCAGGCGGCAAAAGAGAAAGGATATACCGGAACCGAAGAGGAGTTTAACACCGCTCTGGCTGGTATGCAAAGTGCTCCATTCCTGCCGCTGGCTGGCGGCGTAGTAACTGGCAACCTTATATTAGGGGTAGATAGTTCTAGTGGGAGTGCCTTATATATTGGGAGTGAAAACGGAGCACAGGTTGTATTTGATTCCACGTGGGGACTTAGAGTTCTCGCAGATACGATCATTTTCGGTCAGAACTCCAATGATCAGAAGTCGCTTATTTTCCATAACGGCCAGATCAAAAACTTGTCATTGCCGGGAAGTCCAAACGACGCCGCCAACAAGCAGTACGTGGACGAGCACGCGGGGGCGAGGGTTATTTTGGGGAGCTATGTGGGGACAGGAAAATCAGGCGAAAGCAACCCTAATCAAATAACCTTAGCCGAACCCTTTAAAATACTCTGTATTTATGGTAGGCAATATACAGATTCGTATGAAAGTATCGACGCTTCTGGAAGTGGCTCAGTTTCTAATATTATTCCAAGCAGTATTATCCCTACTGAGTATACAAGAGGCTTTGGTTTTTTCTACTCTAACAACTCAAGAGATTCTTACGGTAAAAAATCAGCGGATGGAAAAACTTTCAGTTGGTATTTTCGCCTTAGCCCGACTGGTGCAGCAGATGTACAATTTAATACATCTGGAGTTGTATATCACTACTATGCCATAGTTTAGAAATAAGAGGTGAATTAAATATGACCATCATCCAAATTGACCCGCTGGAAACCGGCCAGCACCCGATCCAGAGCCAGAGCGGGCGGAGCGCCTGCTGGCTGGATGGCTACATAGAGGTGCCAGCCCACCTCCATGACGCGGTGTGGGCGACCTATGGCTGGTGCGAGCTCCAGATTGAGGGGGACAAGCTGGTGGGCATCACCCCCACCGAGCGGCCCACAGAGCCGGAGCCGGAGCCCCAGCCGCCCTCTGAGGAGGACATCACCTTGGACATGCTGGCCGAGCACGAGGCGCGGCTGTGTATGCTGGAACTCACCGCTGCCACATGAGAAAGGAGACGCCATGACAACCGTATACAACCTCTGCAAGCTGCTCATTGACCGGGGCCGCACCGACGGCCTACAGGACAAGATGGATGTCTATCTCGCCGCCGACCGGCTCACCCCGGAGGAGTACCAGGAGCTGGCCGGGCTGCTGGCCCAGGAACAGTAATCAACAGCGGGATCGCTGGATAAAAGGATGTGAATCAAATGAGTAAGCTCATTACATACATCCCGCTCTCGTCCGTGGAGCGGATTGAGCTGAGAGTCACCAACTGCCGCAAGACACTTTCCCAGGTCAAGTCAGAGACTGGTGCCCACTATGTGTTGAATGGCGGCATGTGGAACCCAGATGGCTCGGCCTGCCCGCTGCTCAAGGTGGGTGGGGTAATGCGCTCCGGTACGCCCTGGAGGGCGGTGGGCTACGCCTGGGATAAGGGCCCGGACATCCACATGACCTCCGGGTACGAGGGAGCGGCCAACTTTATCGCGGTAACCGCCCTTATTTCCTCCGGTAAGCCGGTGGATAAGCCCTCCTACGGCTCGGCCCAGGGAGGCAAGCGGGGGCGCAGCGCCATCGGCCTGCGGGGTGGAAGTCTGGCCCTCTACTGCTCTGGCGATGGGACCGGAGACGCAGCCACGCCGGAAACTCTGCGGGACGAGCTGGCCGGGCTGGGCTGGTCCTCCGCCGTTATGCTGGATGGGGGCGGCTCCAGCCAGTGTGACTTTGGCGGAGAGCGCATTACCGCCAGCCGCAAGGTGCACAACTGGATTTGTGTCTGGCTCAAACAGGGCGGCCAGAAGCCGCCGGAAGAGGAGGACAAGCCTATGAGCAAGCATACTGTATGCCTTGACCCCGGACACGGGCCGGGCAACGTCAACGGATCCCCGGACGGCACCTACAAAGAGTGGGAGTTTACGTGGGATATGGCACAGCGTGTCAAGCCGCTGCTGGAGGCCAAGGGGGTGGGCGTGGTGCTCACCAAGACGGCGGACAACTACCCCAGCCTGACGGAGCGGGCCAACATCAGCAATAAGGCAACGCCGGACTGCTTTGTGAGCATCCACACCAACGCCGCCGGAGAGGGTGGATGGTCGAGCGCGTCGGGGCTGGAGATCTACACCAGCGCAGGGCCCATGACGGCGAAGCGCAATGCGCTGGCTTCTGAACTGGTCAATGCCTTTCACGCGGCGGGAGTGACACTGCGGAGTGAGCCCATCAAGCACGAGATGTATACCGTGCTCGCCAAGACGGACGCCCCCGCCGCGCTCATTGAGTACGGCTTCCATACCAACAAGATGGACACGGAGTATCTCAAGGATAGCAAGTACCGGGACAAGCTGGCCGAGGCCACCGCAAAGGGCATCTGCACTTATCTTAACGTGGATTGGAAGAAGGATGAACCTGTGAGCGATTGGGAACAGGAGCGCGACGAAGCGTGGCAGGCCGCGAAAGAGGCCGGTATCCTGGACGGTACCCGACCCGAAGACCCTGTAACCAGACAGGAGCTGGCCGTGGTGCTGGAGCGGCTTAGACTTTTGGACTAAGAAAGGATTGGAGCATGAAAAAGTTGTTTATTTCTCAGCCCATGCGGGGCAAAACCGACGATGAAATTCTGGCAGAGCGGAGCAACGCTATTCAGGCGGCGAAAGACAGTCTTGGGGAGCCTGTCGAAGTTATCGACAGCTTTTTCCAAAACGCACCGGCGGAAGCAAAGCCACTGTGGTATTTGGGCGAAAGCCTGAAGCTACTGGCTACTGCTGATGTAGCCTATTTCACTCCCGGCTGGAATGAAGCGAGGGGCTGTAAAATCGAGAATCTTTGTGCCAAAGAGTACGACATCCACACCATCGAAGCATAGGAGGGGTTGATTTATGGACATTTCTTCTTTGGGCATCACCGGAGTGGCGGTTATCACTGTGATCTGCTTTCTGGTCGGCCAGGTGGTCAAGGCCACTGGACGGGACAATAAGTGGATTCCCATCATCTGCGGCGTATTTGGCGCGGCGCTGGGTATTCTCGGCATGTTTATTATGCCCGAGTTCCCGGCCAGCGATTATCTTACTGCCGCTGCCGTTGGGATTGTGAGCGGCCTCGCGGCCACTGGTATCAATCAGGTCTATAAGCAGTTGACTAAGGAGGGCTGATGCCCATGGAGTGGGTAGGCCCACTGATTTCCGGCGCGGCGGTCGTCCTGGTGGCTATCATCGAGGCGATTGCCGCGCGGGAACGGAAACGCATCAAAGCGGACAACCAGAAGAGCGATGCCCTTATGAATGGGGTACAGGCTCTGCTAAGACGTGAAATCATTGCCGAGTACAACCACTACTCCGAACAACGTTATATCCCGATTTATGGGATGGAGAACGTGCTGGACATGTACAATGCCTACAAGGAGTTGGGTGGGAATGGCATGGCGGCAAAACTGGTGGAGGCCCTGAAACAACTGCCCACAGAGCCGCCGGATAGAACGGAGGGTGGTTCAAATGCCGAGTAATCTGCTGAATGCTGACACCGGTTTCCCGGATTTAATGGGGAACCAGAGCACGGATGAGAAGTTCCGCATGGTGAGCGATTACCTATACATGCTGCTGGAGCAGCTTCGCTACTCAATGGCGAATCTTGGGCGGGAAAACTTCAACGACACCGCCTTTCAGGAGATTGCGGGCCTGATTACGGAGCCGGTTTATATCCAGCTCAAGGACGTGGAGGGAAACCTGTCCTCTCTGACGGTGACCGCGGAGCAGTTGATTTCCCGCATGACGGATGCGGAGGGAAACATTTCGGTTCTACAGCAAACCTCCACCAGTTTGACCAGCCAGGTGAGCGACCTGGAGGGGAACGTCTCCACATTGCAGCAGTCGTCCAAGGCGCTGGAGGTGCGGTTGACAAACGCGGAGGGGGACCTGTCCCGCATCACGGTAACCGTGAACGGCATCACACAGTCGGTCAGCGACCTTGAGACCGGTCTAAGCCAAACCCTGCGCATAGCCCCCAATGGGGTAACCATCACCAACGCCAGCGGGGACACCCTCACCATCGACGGCGGACAGATTGACGCCACAAACCTGAACCTGTCCGGGCATATCACATTCAACGATTTCAGCTCCCGGTTGCAGGACGACTTCGATCATGTGGAGCAGACCGCGCAGGATGCCTATGATATCGCCGACAAAAACCGGCTGCCCAATTACATCAAATCGACTTACATTGATTCCACGGAGATCCGAAGCCCCACCATCAAGGCCAATGAGTTCAGCGTATACCCGCAGGCGGCGGGCGGCGGCAGCTTCAATATGTATGGTCAGTATAACGGTAGTCTATACCACATGCTGGAGATTTCCTATTTCGCAGGCAGCGCCCCATCCGTCGATTTCTCCTCCCCTGCGGGCGCTTTGGCGACGTGGGATTTTCTGTCCACCACTGTACGCGGCAGCGTCGATTTCAGCAACGCAAATGTGTACGGGCTGGACGTGGAAGCCGTGTTCGCATAGGAGGCGGAAGTATGGCAAGTTTGAGTCTGAGCGGCGGTGAGGAAGAGTTTGGCTGGAGGATTACGGGGCTGGGCTCTGCCTTTAACCAGGCCAACGGCTATGTGGAGGCTGGCATCACAAAGTATCAGTTTACGCACTCATCCAGCAGTATTTCAGGTGTAGTGGACAGTGTGCGGGCCCCCGCCTCCGGGGGCTCCACCTCCACAACCCGGCGGTGGGTGGGCTACGACCCAGGTACCTACGATTTTTGGGGCTACACGCGGGTTAAGGATGGAACGTACTGGCCGGCCGGTTCCGGTACGGTTACGGTGGAAAGCCCGGCGGCGCAGAGGCCGGACGACTGGGACTGGTCTTCTGTGATCCAGGCCGGGCGTCCGGTGCGGATCTCCGCCTATGAGTGGAACCAGTTCTGCAACCGAATCAACGATTTCCGACTTTATGTGGGACTACCGGAGTACGGGGCCTTTGAACGGGCCTATTCCGGAGATCCGATTACCGCTGAAATCGTGGAGCACGCGGTCTACGCGATCCGGGCGATGGACCCGCCCGTCTCTACCCCCCGCGCTCCGGCCAGGGGCGACCTGATGCGGGCGAGCATTTTTCTGGATCTGATGGACTCTCTCAATTCAATTTGACTAAGGAGGCACAAGTATGAACGACGCGCGGAACGAAATCAATAACGCCTACAATTTGCTGGCGGCCCTTCCGGTGCGGGGCGACGCGGTGGACGTGGTCGCGGCCTGCCGGATGGCGCTGCGCCGGGCCCTGGAGCTGATGGCTTCCCAGCAGTCCGGCGATACGGAGCCCGGCGGGGACGTGAAGGAGGAGTGAGCATGCTCCCGGATATGGTACACGCCGACGGCATCCGCAAGTATGGGCAGACCCGCTTCGGAGGCTATGACCACCGGCTGGCCGCCGGAGACGGGACGCTTTGGGACATGAAGAACCTGACCAGCGACCTCGCCCCGCTGCTCTCCGCACGGCGGCCCCGGTATCTGGTGGAGACACTGGCAAAACCCAACGGCCTGTATGCAAAGGACGGGCTGTACTGGGTGGACGGCACGGGCTTCTACGCCGGGGGAGAGAAAAAGGGCGACGTTGCGGACGGGCGCAAGCAGTTTGCCGCCCTGGGGGCCTACATCATCATCCTGCCCGACAAGGCGTATTACAACCGCCTGACGGGGGAGTTCGGCAGCCTGGAGGCGGGCTGGAGCGGGAGCGCGAAAATTCAGGACGGCACCTACGCGGCGGAGGAGGCCGAGGCCAACACCATCTACGCCTCCGGGGCCGACTGGGATTCCATCTTCAAGGTGGGGGACGCGGTGACCATATCCGGGGCAAAGACCCACGAGAGCAACAACCAGACCATTGTCATCCGGGAGATTGATGGGGACAATCTGCGGTTCTATGAAAACTCCTTCACCATCAACAAGGGCGGCGACACGGAGGAGCTGACGGTCAGGCGGGAGGTGCCCGAGCTGGACTTCCTGTGCGAGAACGAGAACCGCCTGTGGGGCTGCAAGGGCGACACCATCTACGCCTCCAAGCTGGGCGATCCCTTCAACTGGAATGTGTTCGACGGAGTGAGCACCGATTCCTACGCGGTGGACGTGGGCAGCGCCGGGGACTTTACCGGGTGCTTTGCCTACCGGGGCTACCCGGTGTTTTTCAAAGAGGAACAGATTTACAAGGTCTACGGGGACAAGCCCAGCAACTTCCAGGTAATGAGCAGCGCGTCCCTGGGGGTGGAGGCGGGCAGCCATGCCAGTCTCGCCATTGCGGGGGAGACACTGTACTACCTAAGTAGGGTGGGAGTGGTGGCCTATTCCGGCGGCATCCCGCAGAGCGTCGCCGCCCCCTTCGGGACAGACCGCTACCGCAACGGCGTGGCGGGCAGCGACGGGGTGAAGTATTACGTCTCCCTGGAGGACGGCACAGGCGCGCACACCCTCTTTGTCTACGACACCCAAAAGGGCGTGTGGCACAAGGAGGACAGCCTGGAGGCCGTGGGCTTCGGGTGGGACACGGAGCTGTACTTCCTGGGGGCGGACGGCAGGCTGTGGCTCAACGGAAACACCCGCACCGTACCGGAGGACGCCGCGCCGGAGGGCGCGGTGGAGAGCATGGCGGAGTTTGCTGACTTTACCGAGGGCGACGCCAACAAAAAGGGCACCGCCAAGCTCCAGGTGCGCATGGAGCTGGACGCCGGGGCGTCGGTCAAAATCGAAATGCAGTTTGACAGCGACGGGGAGTGGCGGGAGGTGACCACCCTCTCCGCCACGGTGAAGCGGAGCTTCTACCTGCCCATCATCCCCCGCAGAAGCGACCACTTCCGCATCCGCTTTTCCGGCACCGGCGGGTGGCGGCTCTATTCCCTGGTGCGGGAGAGCTATTCCGGCAGCGAATTGAAAAGCACCAGAGGGCGGCAATAAGAAAGGAGAACCCTATGGCAAAAAGCAGATATACCTATGACCAGTTCCGGAAGTCGGCGCAGGACAGCGGGCTTTGGGGCCAGTTCTCCCAGGCCGACCTCTCGATGGCCCAGCAGAACCCGGATTTCGGCATGTCCATCCTGAAAACCAAGCAGGACTACAAGAACGCTACCACCGACGAGGCGAGGGCCGCGGCCCACCGGCAGGCGGACGCCCTGCGCAGCTCCTGGGGCGGATACACCGGGGGTGGGAATGGTGGCAGCTTTGTCCTTGACCCCATGTCGCCCAGGGACTTCGAGTATGAGGCGGCCCCCACCTATGAGAGCCGCTATGACGACACCATACAGGATTTGATCGCGGGGCTTCTGGACCGGCCGGACTTCTCCTATGACCCGGCCACCGACCCCCTCTACCAGAACTACCGCAAGCAGTACACCAGGGAGGGCCAGCGGGCCACGGCGGACGCCCTGGGCGCGGCGGCGGCCGCCTCCGGCGGAATCCCCTCTTCCTATGCCAACGCCGCCGCCAACCAGGCGTCCAACTACTACGCGGCCCAGTTGACCGACAAGATTCCCGACCTCTACCAACTGGCCTACAACCAGTATCTGAACGACTACAACATGGATTTGAGCAACCTGGGGGTTGTCCAGGGGGCGGAGCAGAGCGACTACGACAAATACCTTAACCAGCTCAACCAGTACAACACCGACCGCAATTTCAGCTACGGGCAGTTCCTGGACGAGCTGTCGTCTCAGAACCAGCGGCGTACCGATGCGCTGAACGAGGCGGTTCTGCGGGCGGAAATGGGCGACTACGGCGGCCTGGCAGACCGGGGATGGGACACCAGCAACATTCCCTATGAGTGGGAGAAGCAGCAGAGTATCGAACAGCAGAACTACGAACGGGAACAGGCGCTCAGAGAGCTGGCGCAGGCACAGGTGGACAATATGCTCCAAACCGGTACGATCCCACCGGCTGAACTGCTCCAGCAATCGGGGTATTCCCAAGATTACGCCAACGCACTGAGCAACTATTATAAGAACCAGCTCGCCCAGCAGGCGAACACGGGCACAAACAGGAGCTCGGGCGGCGGCTCCTCCTCAAAGAGACGGTATTCCGGGGGAGGGAGTCAGAACTACGACGGCCTATTTTCCGCAGCTCAGGCATCTGGACACCCGAAGAGTTTTATTGCCAACAACTATAAGCAATACGGGTTCTCCTCCAGTTCCGGGTTGTATGACGATTACACAGCGTGGGATGAGGATAGCTACGGGCCCGGCTACTCGACAGCGGTGCAGACTGGCTCCGTGAAGGGCAGCGAGTGGGACGCGGTAAAACACAATCTGCTGCTGAACCTGCGGTCAGGGAACTTTGAGGCCGCAGAGCGGTATATGGATCAGATTGCGGGCGGACTGAGCGAGGCGCAGTTCAATGAACTGGCGGAGCTCATGCGTCCCTATGGATACAATATCGGGTAAATAGGAGGCACATACATGGCCAACGCATGGGAACGCTATAAAGCAAGCCAGGCATATCAGGAGAACGAGGCCGAACGGCGAGCGCTTTCGCTGACATTGGCGGTTCGGCATCAGGCGCTCCAACAGACTGGAGAGGAAGTGGATGCACAACTGGCTTCCCAGCAGAAGGGCGGCGGTTTCTCTGGAAATGGTGCGGGTCGTGCTCCGGCGCAGCGGACGGTAAAATCCGCGCCGCCGGCCGCGTTGCCTAAGAGCAAGGGGAAAGCCCTGACCCTGCCCAAAGCGCGAGAGAGGGGCTTCCTGGCGGGTGGGGTGAGCGTGGAGGGCTCACCGTTCCTGTATGGTAGCGAGCGGGCGGCCGCCGCGCTGCTCGGTGCAGGTGAGGGCGTTACGGACTTCATTGGCAGCGGCTTCTATAAGGGAGTGCAAGGGATTAGTTCTCTTGGTGGCCTGGCTCCCAATCCGGTATCGGAGTGGGCCGGGCGGAACGCCGACGCCTTCCTGGAGAACAGCGTCACGCGGGACTATGAGGAGAGCATCCATGAGCGATACCGCCCCAGTCAGGGGGCGGAGAACGTAACCGGCATCGGACAGACCATTGTGCAGATGCTCCCCGGTATTGGTGCGTCCAAAATCGTGTCCGCAGTAGGGAAGGGGCTCAACGCCGCCCAGGCGATTTCCCGCGGGGAGAACGTGGG